GGAAGTAATCCCAGACGCAGGAAATATTGGTTCTGTGGGAGACACAGATTCAATTGCAATTGATTCTTCAGGTAATGTCACACTATCACAAAACTTAACAGTAACAGGTGACTATACAGTAAACGGTACTACGACCACAATATCTACTACTAATATGGTTGTAGAAGATAACCTGATTGAACTTAATAACGGTGCAAGCTCTAACGCTAACGATACTGGTATTGTCATAGAACGTGGTTCTACAGGTGACAATGCTATATTCATGTGGGATGAAAGTGCAGATACATTTCAAGTAGGTACTACAACTGCAACAGGTTCAAGTACAGGCAACTTATCAGTAACAGATGCACCATTTGCAGCTGCCGCAATAACATCTAGTGGTGTGGTAACAGGAACAGGTTTTACTATTGGTAGTGCAGTTATCAACGAAGCTGATTTAGAACAGATAGATGACTTGACTGCTGGTACAGTTGTCGCTTCAAAGGCTCTAGTTGTAGATGGTAATAAAGACATTGGAACAATTAGAAACTTAACAATAGACGGTGTGTTTACTGATGGAAACTATACATTCGATACGAGTGGTAACGTATCTGGTCTGGGAACAGTTGGTTGTGGAGCTATTACTACTAGTGGAAACTTGGCAGTAACAGGAACTATCACAGGTGATACTTCTCTAACTCTTGATTCGACCACTTTAACTACTGCTGAACTTGGTGTGTTAGATTCAGTTACAGCAGGAACTGTTGCAGCTTCTAAAGCTGTAATTGTAGACTCTAATAAAGATATTGGAACTTTCCGAAACGTAACAATAGATGGCACGTTCTCAGATGGTAACTATACATTTGATACGAGTGGTAACGTCAGTGGATTGGGTACAATAAGTTCAGGTGCAATAACAACTTCCGGTGGGTTAACCATGACGGGAAGTGGCACTATTATATTTGAAGGCGCAACTGCTGATGAATATGAAACAACATTAACAGTTACAGATCCAACGGCAGACAGAACAGTTACGCTACCAAATTCTACAGGAATTTTAGCCAATCAAGCATATGCACAGATGATAGCTATTGCACTAGGGTAAACGTATGGCAACACCAACAACGAAAGCTACATTGAAAGAATGGTGCCTACGAAGATTAGGTAAACCTGTGATTGAAATTAATGTAGATGATGACCAAGTAGATGACCGTCTAGATGAGGCGCTGCAATATTTTGCAGAATTTCATTCTGAAGGTGTTGAAAGAATGTATCTTAAACATGAGATAACAGCAGCCGATAAAACTCGAGCAGCTCTTGCTAACGATGCAACAACAACAGCAACAGATAAGGTAACAGCTGGTGTAACTGGAGATTGGGATGAAACTTATAATTATATTCCAGTACCAGATGCGGTGATGTCAGTATTAAATGTATTTCCTTTTAGCGACAAATCTACTACAAATATGTTTGATATTCGATATCAGATGCGATTAAACGATCTGTATGATTTTTCTTCCACATCAATTATGCATTATGAAATGACAATGCAACATTTAGATTTTTTAGAACATGTTTTAACAGGAGAAAAGCCTTTAAGATTTAATGTGCATCAAAATAGATTATATGTAGATATGGACTGGAATAATGATATTGCAACAGGTGAATGGTTAGTAGTAGAATGTTATCGTAAACTAGACCCAACTGTATGGACTGATATCTATAATGATTTCTTTTTAAAGAAATATGCAACCGCATTGATTAAAAAGCAATGGGGTCAGAATCTTATCAAGTTTAATGGAGTTACAATGTTGGGTGGGGTAACAATGAATGGTGAAATGATTTTTTCACAAGCTCAAGAAGAAATTATACGACTTGAAGAAGAAATGCGATTAACTTACGAGATGCCTGTAGACTTTGCTGTAGGGTAGACGATGGCAACTTCAGTTTATTTCAACAAAGGAACAAATACCGAACAATATCTCTACGAAGATTTAATAGTAGAGCAGTTAAAGGTGTTTGGACATGATGTTTATTATCTTCCCAGAACTTTAATAAAGGAAGATACATTGTTTGGTGAAGATGTTTTATCAAAATTTAATGATGCATATGGTATTGAAATGTTTATGGAACAAGTTGAAGGATATGGTGGGGAAAAAGAATTAGTATCCAAATTTGGTTTAGAGATTCGTGATGAGGCTACTTTTGTAGTATCTCGCAGGCGTTGGATTTCCTTGATTGGGCAAGACTCAAATCTTATAGTGGCACCACGTCCTAATGAAGGAGATTTAATATATTTTCCTAGACTTCAAAAATTATTTGAAATAAATTTTGTAGACCATGATGATCCGTTTTTTCAAGTAGATAACCTACCTGTATATAAATTATATTGCAGCACGTTTGAATATTCAAGTGAACAACTTGATACAGGTATTGCTGCAATAGATGTCATTGAAGATGAATCTAGTTTGGATGTTTTGTTTTATCAGATATCACTTGAACAGACATCGGATTATAACGAGGAAATGGCACTTGAAGATGGATACTTGTTACTGGAAGAAACTGATGGAGATAATATACTTTCAGAAACGGAATCTGGCGGTAATAGTCTGATAACAGAATACGGAGATTACATTATAAATGAGTCTTACGTTATAGATACTATAGATGACCAAGCTACAAATATATTTATAGAAACGCAAGCAGATTCAATATTGAATTTCACTGAAGGCAATCCCTTTGGTGAACCTAGAGGAGGTTACTAATGTTTGGTAGAACATATTACCATGAAATTTTAAGAAACACTATCATAGCTTTTGGAACATTGTTTAATGATATTCATATCGTTAGAACAGATGCAGGTGGAACAACTCAACAGTCTATGAAAGTTCCTTTGGCCTATGGTCCAAAACAAAAGTTTCTTGCAAGATTGAGAGAAGATGCTAATGTTGATAGAAAAATTGCAGTATCTTTGCCTAGAATAGGTTTTGAAATGGGCGCTATCGAATATGATGGCTCTAGAAAGTTAAATAAAATGATTAAAACTAGAAAAGTGAAAGGTACAAAAGGAACACAAATGGATATACAATATAGTCCTGTTCCTTATAACGTAAATTTTGAAATGTTTGTTATGGCAAAAAATAGTGATGATGGAGTTCAAATTGTAGAACAAGTAATTCCTTATTTTCAACCAGACTATAGCATTACTATTAATGCAGTCCCTGGTATGGATATAATAAGAGATATCCCAATCGTATTAAACAGTACAGGTTATGAAGATACCTATGATGGTGATTTTATGACTAGACGAGCCCTTATCTACACATTTTCATTTTCTGCAAAAACTTATATGTATGGTCCTGTTATTACATCTTCCATAATTAAGAAAGTGGATGTCGATCAATATGCAGACCTTAAAGAGAAGGCACCTACAAGAGTACGACAATATTCTGTTTCTGGAGTCGAGAAGGCTGTTGGTGCTGATGAAGATGACAACTTTGGATTCACAGAAACTTTGAGTGAATGGGTCTAATGGCTGCTGATTTAAATTTAGCCTTGTCAGAATTTTTAGGTATCACTGGAGGGACTGGTGATGTTAAAAATGAGATATTGAACGGTGATAAAGAATTGTGGGCTCCTAGGAAGGGTAAATTGATAGTCCGGCCTGATGAACCTGAAGATATGGATTCTGACTATAAGTATAGTCGAGAAAATTTCTATAGTCTTATCGAGCGTGGTCAAGATGCCATTGACGGAATATTAGATTTAGCTAAAGAAGGAGAACATCCTAGAGCATATGAAGTTGCAGGTCAGTTGATTAAGAATGTAGGTGAAGTAACAGAAAAATTAGTTGATCTGCAAGAGAAGATGAAAAAATTGAAAGAAGTTCCTGAGCATGGACCTAAAAGTGTTACTAATGCATTGTTTGTTGGATCTACTAAAGAACTTCAAAAGATGTTAAAGAGTAATGGCTGATACATATAAAGGAAATCCCAATCTTAAAGGTGCTGGCGCTGAGATAAATTTTACCGAAGAACAGGTAAAAGAATTTATCAAGTGTTCTAAAAACCCAGGTTACTTTATAGAGAACTATGTAAAGATTGTTAGTATTGATCACGGTTTAATTCCTTTCAAACTCTATCCCTTTCAAAAAGAAATGATTGGGACCTTTCACAACAATCGTTTTACAATATGTAAACTACCTAGACAGTCAGGTAAGTCAACCGTACTTCTAGCTTATTTGGTACACTATTTAATTTTCAATGAAACTATTAGTGTAGCTATCCTTGCAAACAAGGCACAAACTGCTAGAGATTTACTTGGGAGATTTCAGTTAGCCTATGAACACTTGCCCGAATGGATGCAACAAGGGGTCATCAACTGGAACAAAGGAAGTCTCGAATTGGAAAACGGATCCAAAATCCTTGCGAGTTCGACTTCTGCTAGTGCTGTTCGTGGTGGGTCTTATAATCTTATCTTTCTTGATGAGTTTGCTTTCGTTCCTTCAAATATTGCAGAACAGTTTTTTAGTTCTGTGTACCCGACTATCTCGGCTGGTCAAACATCGAAAGTAGTAATCGTATCAACGCCACATGGTATGAATATGTTTTATAAGTTGTGGCAAGATGCAGTAAACGAAAAAAATGATTTTGTACCTATTGAAGTATCTTGGGATGAAGTTCCGGGAAGAGATGATGCCTGGAAAGAACAAACAATCAAAAATACTAGTGAACAACAGTTCCTACAAGAGTTTGAATGTTCGTTTCTAGGGTCAATAGATACATTAATAAGCCCAACAAAATTACAAGTTATACCTACAATGGATCCTATAGAATCTAATGGTGGGTTAGACATTTATGAAAAACCTATTAAGGATAATCAATATTGTATTACTGTAGATGTTGCTCGTGGGGTCCATGGTGATTATTCTGCTTTTGTTGTTTTAGACATTACAACTATACCATATAAAGTTGTAGCGAAGTATAGAAACAATGAGATAAAGCCTTTGGCGTTTCCTGAACTAGTACATACTGTGGCTAAAAATTATAATACAGCACAAGTATTAGTTGAGGTAAACGATGTCGGGGGCCAGATTGCAGACGCCCTACATTACGATTTAGAGTATGAAAACCTTATAATGACACAAATGAGAGGACGCTTAGGTCAGGTAGTAGGTAGTGGCTTTGGAGACAAGGCTACAGAGTTGGGTGTACGAACTACAAAAGCAGTAAAGAAGATAGGTTGTTCCAACTTAAAACAGATGATAGAAGGGGATAAACTTATCATTAACGATTTTGATATTATCGTTGAACTATCTAATTTTGTTTCTAAAGGAACGTCCTTTGAAGCAGAAGATGGTGCGACAGATGATA